CAGAGCACTCTAGCACTCTTAAAAGAATTGCTGGTCAGATGCAGAACTTTGGTGAACTTGCTTACTTTAAGGTAAACCAAAACGGACAAGTCGTTGAAAGGACAAAGGTGATTACTCCCAGTATGTTAAGCAAACTGTCTGAGTACTTTGACCTTTCGTACACCATAGATGGACATATGCTTTGGACAAGTAGGGATAGACCTGTAGCCCCAGCGGTAGACCCTAACTCTCCGTCCGTTGCAGACCCTCCCCCTGCAAGTGCTGGAGACCCGCCTGTTCTTCCTAAGCCTACGCAAGACGAACAGAAACTTTCAGACATTAGCAACTTTGAAGCCATTGAAAATGTGCAGGTTGAAGGTCAGAACTATCAGAACTGGCAAATCATCCGCAACAAACTTGGCTATCAGATTATCCGCACAAAAGAAAACGGTAACCAGATTTTCAAGTTGTTTAACTCAGCGTCCGCTTACATTGGTCAATATCATCACGAGCAGGATGCTGTGGATGAAATTTTTGCAAAAGAGTTTGATAAGAAAGGCAAAAGCAATGCCCGATAATCAATCAATGGAGGCTGTCATCGAAGACTTCAAGAAGGGTGGCTGGATTATGGCTATCCTTGGAGGGCTTGGGATGCTTGCTAGGCTCATTTTGACCAACGAGGAGTATAGGGTAGCCGTCTGGACAAGAAAAGTCATTGCGGGTGGCATTGTAGGGGTAATCAGTTACTTTGCCCTGTATGGGGTCTCCATTGACCCAATGTACAAGTCCGTATTGTGCTCTATTTCTGGTTCTATTGCACCCGAACTATTTGAGTATGTGCGGAGAAAATTTATACAAAAAGCGAAATAACTACTATGGCTCAATATTCTAAAAGACAATCTTCTCCTTATGGTCCTAACGAAAGGGCAATTCACGATGTGATGTCCGCAATCGAATATGCCAGAATTTCTCAAAGAGAGGCAAGAAGACCAAGTCCCTTTCGTGATGTTGTTTCCTATGACAAAATAGAAAGATACGGAGGTATTGGACTTCACCTTAACGATTTTAGCGAAAGGGAAGGTTCTCCAACTGGAAACGCTCCTCCATTTATGTATCAATCATCTGCAAGTCCTTATGGACTTCCAATTAAAGCATATGAACAGATTTACAGAGAGTTAGGACCAGAAGGTCGTGCTCACCAAGCCCTTGAAGAAAGTTTAAACAAACGATTTCCAAACCGAAATCCACAACCGTGGAGGACAGGTCCGTATGGTCGTGTTATTATACCTACAGGAGATAATGGCATTCAAGTAGTAAGTTCAAAACAAGACCCAGCGTATTATAAAGCGTTAGAAAATCAGCAACGGAATATTCAAAGATATTATGAACTTGAGTTTGATGAACTAAGAGGAGTAAAAACTCACCCTCTTGGGATGGACCCTCGTGACCATTTTGACAAATATAATTATGAGAATGGTTTAACATCAGAAAATCTTGGCGTTGAACAACCAAATAGCCCAAGCCAAGCACTTTACTTTGAAGAATCCGCTCGTAGGAGAGCAGGGTGGTTTGATATGCTTGGCGGTGACAAAAATAGAGAATACGACAGGCAATTATTGCTTCAATCAATGCTGGCAACAGGAAAACTTGATGGTACTCCTATTCCAGAATTGTATAGTCTAGTTCAAGAAACAATTAAAGACGCAAGAGGAAGGTTACCTAAACCTAAATACAATATTGATGCTGGGAGTAGTACTCCAGACCATCCATATATTAGTCCTTATGTTGGTTGGGGAAATTCACAACCTGGAGGTTGGATGGCTGGTGGGTTTGAAGAACTTCCTAAACGCTCTCAAAAAGCATTAATGCCAGCAATTGATGCAATGGAGGCTTACAATAGACAAATATATAAAATTCCAGAATTAAAACCACCTTTAAGTGATTATAGCGGAAGGTTTAGTAAAGGAGGTCACGCAGGGTTTGTGGCTGTTCCTAAAGCACTTGATAGATTTGTTGGCAACGCAGTTATGGACGCAAAAATCTTCTCGCATAACGCTGATGCATTTAAAACTCAGTACTTAAACAATCCTGCATTCAGAGGTTCTACTAACAGTTACATTGCAGAAGGTCTTGGTAAAGCGGGTAAAATTGCTGGAGGTGCTTTGATTCTTGGTCACGCCTTAAAAGAAGGACCAATAGACGCTCTTGTTACCGCAACAATGGGTCCAATTGGAAGGATTGACCCTCGTTCTGAATATGGTTCTTCCGCTTATAAGGAATGGGAATCTGCTAAAAAGGTTGAAGATGAAAGACGCATCCTTGAAACACTTGCCAAGCAAAGATATTATGAAGAAAACGCTGATTCTATTAACAATGAACGCAGAATGTATCTTGGCAGATAAAAGTTATGCAAACTAAATGGCTTAAAAGTTTCCAAATGGGGGTGTTTCTATGCCTCTTTGCAACCTTTAGTTTAACAGGGTGTTCAACCGTAGCACCTACCCCTCCTGTCATAATTTCTAACAACAATGAAAAAGACTTGTACATCACGAAGGTCGAAGAAATCGTCTCTGAGTCTGTTTCTGCTCTCGTTGCTGTCGCTCCTGCCCTCCCTGCTGGAATCCCTAGAGAAATTATTGAAGGGCAAATCCAAAGACTGAGCGGGTTGAGCAAGCCGTCAGTCGTTAAGGTTGCTGAGTTTCAGCGTATCATTAAGGAGAAGGACGAAAAGGCTGTGGCTAAAGACCGTGCTGAAGCCGTCAAGGTCGATGCAGAAACGGATGCACTATGGGCAACAGTAGAGGCACAAAACCAGAAACTGTCCGAAGCCAATGCACTAAAACTGCAAGCAGAACTAAAAGCGAAAGAAGAAACCAAGACCAGAGTAGTGTACCAAGCGAGTTCGGCTTGTTTAGGGTTATTGATATTCGGAATTCTGGTAACTGCATTTAGTTCGTGGAAGATTTCTGGTCTTACGATTGTCGCTCTGTCATCTGGTGGCATCGGAGCGGTCTGGTGGTTCCTATCTTGACAGACTAACCTATTGGAGCAAACTTGGTTTGCTCAAATAAGTTCGTGCGATGGTTTGTTTGCTGTTGTTGGCGTTGCGTTCCATTTGGGACTTACAGAGAAACGGTGCTACCACCTTCGCACGAAAGGTGGCTAGTGCCTATTCGTCTTCATCTTCTAATGGCTCGTGTCGCTTAATAACAGGCTTTGGCTCTGGGAACATACCCATACCCTTGTCAATGTTGTAGTCCACAATCATACAGGCTTGGCTTCGGGTCAGACCGTCTTTGACCATAAAGCACTCAACAATGGTCTCATAGTCGTACAGGATGCCTCCTGTAAGCCCTTCCAGCCCTAGGATGGCTTGGTCTAGCCATTCCCTAGGTTCAAGGAAGATGCCTACAGGGTAGTCCCTGTCGTTATCCTTTAATTCCGCTTTTGAAAGCCTTCTCGGTTTTGGCATCTTTGAATTTGTAGAGGTAAATCTTGCGGATGCAGATAGGACTAGTCCTTACTCTTACTTGAACGAACTTTACGCTTCCGTCTCTTAGATGCTTTACTAATCGCATCTGCAAGTTTCTTAGCGGTATGGAATATTTCTCCGCTAACTCGATGGAAGACAAGTATCCTTTCGGTCTCGGTTCTGATGTCACCTTCCTGTACTGACCTCTGGAATTTACCTCGTTCAGAAACTGACTGGTTGTTATTTTCATTTTCTTTCGTGGCTGAAGATAAACTCTTTTCCAACTCGGTGGGCTTGCCAGACTTTCCAGTCGTTACCTTGTATGAATCCATAGAGCCATCCAGTACCCCACTTAGAAGTAGCCAATCGGCTTTTCGCATAACGCATTTCACGCTTCTTGCAGAGACACCCACCAGAAAAACCAACTGTACCTCGATATCTTCGTGCGTTGGTTTGCTGGATACTGTGGATGTGTCCCATAAGGACTGCCCCTTCTTCCAGTCCGTAATGTATTGCGTGTTCTTCCACCGCTCGCACTCCGCAAGTGTATCCGTGGACTGTTCGTATTTTTCCCAAGGTGTGGACACCATCTTCAGCGTGATAGGGGTAGATTTTCTTACACCCACCCACCTTAAGGGTAGTTCGAATAGAGGCATCCATTTCTTCACAATAGTCTTTAGCCATTGCGTTATGCGATGAGTGAATAATTTGGTCGAGGCGGTCTTCGTGGTTTCCATAATGAAATACAGTAGGGCAGGTGTGTTGTAAGAAATGCTTTCCCCATTGAAGGTCATCTTCAAGAGATTCTCCTTCTTCTTTCATACTACGACCAGACCTAATACTGCGAAAATCAAAACAATCTCCTAGGTGGATACGCTCCTCTGGAGCATAGGATTTAATAAACTTAAACAAGGCAGATGAGGCATCCTCGTCCACCATATCTCCGTGATTGTCCCCAAAAGCCACAAATTTGATGTATTTACTCACGAGTGGTTGGCATCTCCATTTTCTTTGAGCGTAGGAATAGCAGAAGGTTCTCTGCGTCCTTGATTGTCAAGTAGATGAACTTCGCTTTGCTTCTCCTCGCTCCAGACAGCAGGAAGGATAAACGGTTGTCCGCTGGCTGTACGGATTTCTTTGACGGAGTTGGCATTGTGGAGGATTTGGATAAGTTCTTCAACGCTAAGACCAAGGAGGAGGGCAGACGCTTTGAGACCATTTTGGTTATTGTGATTCATACTTATTGAGAGGCTTGGCAAACAATTTAGCCCAGAGAGCCTTGGCATACACAAAGTATTCTTTGGTCTTAGTGACTTCTGCTGTAGTCTGCTTCTTTGCTTCAAGATGACCGCCATTGTGGGCT